TTCGAGGTTCCCGAGCCCGTCCCGCCAGAAGACAATTCCGGCGGCGCCGCACCTGCTGCGCCAGCCGTCATCACAGAGGCCGCACCAGCGGCCCAGCCCAAGAAAACCGCCACCCCACTCCCCAAAACAAAGGCAAGCGTTCCCGCCAGTTCGCTCGCCAGCTCGGAGTGGAGTGAGCGACTATGACGAAAGACGGAAAGACCCCCGCCCTGAACGAGGACGCGGCCGCGCTGCTGCAGATGGAGTTCACGGAAATCGTGCGGGAAGAGATTGGCTACAAGGAAGACTTTGCCAGCCAGATCGCCAGCGCCGTCCTGCGCGGCCTGCGCCGCCGGCGCGGTGGCGAAGAGCTCTATGTGCCCGCGGCCGACCGGTCGGAGCGCGATGCCGCCATCCGCCGCGAGTTCAATGGCACCAACCTGCTCGAAGTCTGCCGCCGGCACGGCGTCAGCAAGAGCACCGTCTACCGGGTCTGCGAGGCAGCTGGCCGGGCCCAGCCTGCGGCCTGAATTTCCCATTTCACCCCTAAAAACGGGAACGGGTAACCGCTACCGTCCGCCGCATGGCCACCAATCAGGAAATGCTCGACCTCTACATCGCTGCCGAGCAGAGCGTGCTCAGGGGCAAGGATGTCTGGTTCGATGAGGGCGGCACCCGCCGCCGCCTCACGAAGGAAGACCTTCCCGAAATCCGCAAGGGCCGACAGGAGTGGCAGCAGCGCGTCAACGCCGACGCCCTGGCCGCCGGCGGTGTGCAAACCCTCGGCGGCCGCGGCTTTGCCGTTGCCCGCTTCGACTGAAAGGCCAGCCGATGTCGGCCATGAACATCATCGACCGCATCGTCGCCTGGCGGGATCCCGTCCGCGGGCTCGAGCGGCTGCGCGCCCGCATGGCGCTTCGCACCTTCGCCGAATACGAAGCGGCCAAGCCCTCGCGCAGCCGCAAGGCCCGCAAGGATGCCCTGTCGCCCAACGAGCTGGTGCAGCGCGGCGCCGCCGGGCTGCGGGCGCACGCGCGCTGGCTGGACCAGAACCACGACCTCGCCCACGGCGCGCTCGACAAGCTGGTGAACAACGTGGTCGGTCCCCGTGGCATTGGCGTCGAGCCGCAGCCACGCCGGCGCGACGGCACCATCCACGAAGAGTATGCAAAGACGCTGCGCGACATCTACGCCAAGCACGGCCAGCGCCCCGAGGTCACCTGGCGCTTCACCCGCGCCAAGTCGCAGCGCCTGACCGCCCGCGGCTGGTTCCGTGACGGCGATGCCTTCGCCCAGCAGGTCATCGGCACCGGCCCCGGCATCCAGCATGCCGGGCCCATCCCGTATTCGCTCGAACTGTTCGAGTCCGACCTGGTGCCGATCGACTACGACGATGTCGGCAAGAAAATCTATCAGGGCATCGAGCGCAACGATTGGGGCCGGCCCCTGGCCGTGTGGGTCTACAAGACCACCCCGGGCGACTCGCTGCTCGCCGGCATCGTCAAGTCCGACCTCAAGCGCGTGCCGTGGGATCGCATGCTCCATGTGGCCACCATCGAGCGCATCGGCCAGCTGCGCGGCATCAGTCGCTTCGCCAGCGTCATCACCCGGCTCGAGGACCTGAAGGATTACGAAGAGTCCGAGCGCGTGGCTGCCAAGATCGCGGCCATGCTGACCGCCTACGTCAAGAAGGGCGACCCGCAGACCTACAACGTGCAGACAGCGGGAATCGATGCCGAGGGCAACAAGGTGGCCCGCGAGCTGCGCATGTCCCCCGGCATGATCGTGGACGACCTCTATCCCGGTGAAGACATCGGGATGATCGACAGCAACCGGCCGAATCCCAACGCCTTCACCTGGCGGGCCGGCCAGCTGCGCGCAGTGGCTGCCGGGCTTGGCCCCAGCTTCTCCAGCCTGAGCCGCGACTACAACGGCACCTACAGCGCCCAGCGGCAGGAGCTGGTCGAGTCTTGGGTCGACTATGCCGTGCTCACTGACGACTTCGTCGGCATGTGGGTCCAGCCGGACTACCAGACCGTGGTGCGCGTGGCCGCGCTGTCCGGCGCCGCCCCCATTCCGCGCGATGTCATCCCCGAGACTGCCGATGATGCGCTCTATGTCGCGCAGGCCATGCCGTGGATCGACCCGCTCAAGGAGGCGCAGGCCTGGGCGCTGCTGGTGCGCTGTGGTTTCGCCAGCGAGGTCGAGGCCATCCGCCGCCGCGGCGAAGCGCCGGCGGACGTGCTCGAGCAAGTCGACTTCTGGCGCAAGCTGGCGGACAAAAAAGGCCTGATCTTCTACAGCAACGCGGCGAACGACAGCAAGGGTGGCGACCAGTCCGCCGGTGCATCTGGCGCGGCTTCCGGTGGCGAAGGTGGCGAGTCGGCCTGATCCGGTTTAACTCCCCCCTCCCCAAGGCCCGCAACAGCGGGCCTTTTTCATTGCGCTGCAAATAGTCCCATTTCTCCCCTAAAAATGAGACTCGCGTTTTCCGAGACTGGCGGCCATGAACAAGCCCGCCAACTCCAAGACGCCGAAGTGGTATGCCATCCGCAAGCTGTCCGCCGTCGCGGCAGCAGCTCTGGCCATCAACGCGGCTTCCGCGGCTGAAGTCTTCATCTACGGTGACATCGGCGAGAGCTGGTGGGGCGACACGATCAGCGCCGCCGACTTCGTCAAGGAAGTCAACGCCCTGGACGTTGACCACCTCACGGTGCGCATCAACAGCTACGGCGGCAGCGTCACGGACGGCATCGCCATCCACAACGCGCTGAAGCGTCACAAGGCCACGGTGGTCACCGTGGTCGACGGGCTGGCCGCCAGCATCGCCAGCCTGATCGCCATGGCGGGCGACGAGGTGCAGATGGCCAGCAACGCCATGCTGATGATCCATGCGCCGTGGGGGTACGCGGCTGGCAACAGCGCCGAGCTGCGCCGCTACGCCGACATGCTGGACGGCTGGGCCGAGGCCATGGCCAGCAGCTATGTCGCCAAGTCCGGCAAGGACAAGGCGGACGTGCTCGCCCTGCTCAAGGACGGCGAAGACCACTGGTACACGGCCGAAGAGGCCAAGGCCGAGAAGTTCATCGACGCCATCACCGACTCGGTGCCCGAGGCGCTGGCCATGGCGTCCGCTTTCGACATCAACCGTTTTCGTTCCGCGCCCGACGCCCTCAAGGCGTGGGTCAAGAGCGTTCATCCCGCAGCAGCCGCTGCACAACCCCTGGAGCCCACAATGCCCGATCCCGTGAACCAACCGGCGGCTGCCGCGACTACCGCCGCAAACACCACTGCCGCCACCCCGGCGGCGCCGGACGCCAAGGCCGTCCTGGCCGCGGACAAGTCCCGCCGCGAAGGCATCCGCGCCGCCTTCGAGCCCTTCGCCCGGCGCGAAGGCGTGGCCGCGCTGCTGCGCGAGTGCGAGGACAACGCCGACCTCACCGTCGAAGCCGCCGGCGCGAAGCTGCTGGCCCACCTCGGCAAAGACACCCAGCCGGTGGCCGGCGCGCATGTCGCCAAGGTGGAAGACGAGGCCGACAAGCGCATGAAGGCCATGACCGCCACGCTGCTGGTCCGCGCCGGCGCCCCCGCCGACAAGGAACTGCGCGCCGTGGCCATGGCCGGCGGCTTCCGCAGCCTGACGCTGCTGGACATGGCCCGTGCCTCGCTGGCCCGCGCCGGCATCCGCACCGAGCACATGGACAAGATGGGCCTGGTCGCTGCCGCCTTCACGCAAGGCACCAGCGACTTCCCCATCCTGCTGGAAAACACCATGCACAAGGCCCTCCAGCAGGCCTACTCGCTGGCACCGGACACCTGGAGCCGCTTCTGCAAGGTCGGGTCGGTGGGCGACTTCCGCGCGCACAACCGCTACCGCCTGGGCAGCATCGCCAACCTGGATGCGAAGACCGAGCTCAACGAGTTCAAGAACAAGAAGATCCCGGACGGCGAGAAGTCCAGCATCACCGCCGGCACCAAGGGCAACATCATCGGCGTCAGCCGCGAGGCCATCATCAACGATGACCTCGACGCCTTCCTCGGCCTGGCCACCATGTTCGGCCGCGCCGCGCGCCGCACCGTCGAGGCCGATGTCTACGCCACGCTGGCCCTGAACAGCGGCGCCGGCCCGACCATGAGCGACGGCAAGGCCCTGTTCCACGTCGACCACGGCAACATCGTCAGCGGCGCCGGCAAGGCTGCCGCGCCGACCGTCGAGTCCTTCGACGCCATGCGCCTGCTGATGGCGCAGCAGAAGGATCCGGGCGGCAACGACTACCTCGACCTGCGCCCGGCCATCTGGCTGGGCCCCATCGGCCTGGGTGGCGATGCGCGCGTGGTCAACGGTGCCGAGTACGACCCCGACACCGCCAACAAGCTGCAGAAGCCCAACAAGGTGCGCGGCCTGTTCCGCGACATCGTGGACACGCCCCGCCTGAGCGGCACCGCCCACTACGGCTTCGCTGACGTGACGGAAGCGCCTGCCCTCGAGGTGGTCTTCCTGGACGGCAACGACACGCCTTTCCTGGAGCGGCAGGACGGCTGGCGCGTCGACGGCACCGAGTTCAAGGTGCGCCTGGACTACGGCGTCGGCGGCCACGACTGGCGCGGTGCCGTCAAGAACCCGGGGGCCTGATCGCCAACGGATCCACCTGAGTAGCGGCCGCCAACCGTCGAGCGCGGCGGCCGCCACCAGCCAAAACCACCCTTCATACCCCCTCGGAGAAACATCATGGCAGCAGGAGATTACGTTCAGCCCGGCAAGGTGATGAACTACACCAACGCCGGTTCGGCCATCACCAAAGGCTCGGTCGTCAAGGTCGGCAAGTTCCTGGGCGTTGCCCTGGTCGACATTGCCAACGGCGCATCGGGCGCAGTGCAGGTCGAAGGCGTGTTCGAGGTCGCCAAGACCGCCGGCACCGCCTGGGCGCAGGGCGACACCGTCAATTGGGATGTGTCCGCGTCCAAGTTCGACGCCAACACCGCCACCCCGGCCACCGGCGATGTCTCGGGTCCGCCCGCCATCGCGTGGGAAGCCGCGGCCAGCGGTGCCACCACCGGCCTGGTCAAGTTCACCGGCATCCCCGGCACGGTGACCACCTAAGCGGCCCCTCGGAGCACTCGCATGCCCACCGCCTTCGCCGATCTGATGCAGGAAGCCAGCACGCAAGTGCAGGCCGACCTGGCTTCGGCCACCGTCACCTACACGGCGGCGGCGGGCGGTGCGGCGAGTGCTCCGTTCGATGTCATCTTCGAGAAGGCCTACATCGAGGCCTTTGGCGGTGATGTCGCAAGTGCCCGTCCGGTTCTCTGGTGCCAAGCCGCGCAGCTCGCCGATGGCGGCCTGCGTGGCGGCCGCTTCGCGGTCACCGGCACCCCGAATTCGGACGGCACTTACGAGATTTCCGAGCCCAAGCCGCTCAGCGACGGCCTGGTCAAGTGCGCGCTGCGCAAGGTTGCCTGAGCCATGGCCGACTACATGCAGCAGCGGATCTTGGACGCGCTCGAGGCGGCTCTGGTGGCTGCCGGCGGCAGCGGCGGCTGGGGGAATCGGGTCTTCGTGGACCGCGTGGACGCCCTGCAGCCCGGCGAACTGCCCGCCATCCTGATCGAGGCCGGCGAGGAAACCGTCGACTTCGCTTCGCCGTCCGGGAACTACGGCCGTCAGCAGCGCCAGCGGCGCGACTTCAATGTCCTGGTCTGTCCCTGCGCCGCCCACAACGACGAAGCCGGCAAACAGCTGCGCGCCATGTGCAAGGAAATCGAGCTCGCCATCTTTGCCGATGCGCCGCTGAACGACCTGGCGCGCGATGTCCCGCGCCTGCTCGGATCCAAGACAAGCCTTTTCGGAGAGGGCACCAGTGTGCTGGCGCAGCAGCCCATGGCCTGGTCCTTCCCGTATTTCACCCTCAGCAACCAACCCGACGCACCCGCTTAACAGGAGCACCCCATGACTGCAGCCACCGGCGTAAAACGCGACATCGTCCTCAAGGAAGAATCCGCCTACGGCGAAGCCGCTGGCACCAGCGGCGGCCAGCTGCTGCGCCGGGTGGCCGTCGACCTGAACCTCAAGAAGGACGGCTACGAGTCCAACGAGATTGACGCTTCGCTGCAGACCAGCGACATGCGCCACGGCGTGCGCCGCGTCAACGGCAAGCTCGACGGCGAACTGTCTCCCGGCTCCTACTCGCCCATCATGGCGGCCATCCTCAAGCGGGCCTTCGCATCCGTGACGGCCATGACCGGCCTGTCCATCACGATCGCCGGCTCGGGCCCCACCTACACGGTCACGCGCGGCTCGGGTTCCTTCCTGACCGATGGCGTCAAGATCGGTGATGTGGTCCGCCTGACCGCGGGCACCTTCAACGCGGCCAACCTGAACAAGAACCTGTTCGTGGTGGGCCTCACCGCCACGGTGGCCACCGTCATCGTCCTGAACGGCTCCACGCTCACGGCCGAGGGCCCGGTCGCTGCCGCCACCGTCACGCTGCCGGGCAAGAAGACCTATGTGCCGCTGACGGGCCACACCGACAAGTCTTTCAACCTGGAAGACTACTTCGGCGACATCGTGCAGTCGGAGCTGTACGGCGGCATCAAGTTCAACAGCGCGCAGTTCCAGCTGCCGCCCACCGGCCTGGCAACCTGCAGCTTCGGCTTCGTCGGCAAGGACCTGATCGAGACCGATGACGCCGGCCGGTACTTCACCAGCCCGACCGCTGCCAGCACCACGGGCCTGACCGCAGCGGTCAACGGCGTGCTGCGCATCAACGGCGTGACCATGGCCAGCGTCACGGGCATGAGCTTCCAGATCGACCCCGAATTCACCGGGGATCCCGTGGTCGGCTCGAACACGGTGCCCAACCAGTTCCCCGGCCGCGTGCGCGCCTCGGGGCAGTTCACCGCCTACTTCGAAGACGGCACCCTGCGTGACGCGTTCAAGGACGAGACCGAAATCACCATCCACTGCGCGTTCACCACCGGCAACTCGGCGGCTGCGGACTTCATCGCCTTCACGTTCTCCCGCGTGAAGCTGTCCAGTGCCGACAAGAACGATGGAGCCGGTGGCGTGGTGCGCACCTACAACTTCACCGCGCTGCGGAACATCAACGGTGGCGCCGGTACGGCGCATGAGAACACCACGATGTCCGTGCAGGACAGCCAAGCCGCCTGACCGGCTGACCCGATGCGGCCCCGGGCAGCGGGCCGCGACACCCACCCCTCAACTTCAGAAAGATCGCCATGGAACTGGAAGGCACCACCACACCCGCAGCAGCCGTTGTTGACCTGGACAGCATTGTCGAGGTCGACACCGCCGAATACGAACTGCTGCACCCGGCCACTGGCCAGCCGCTGGGGCAAGTCGTCACCATCATGGGCCCCGAGCACCCCAAGCGCAAGGCGATGGAGCAGGGCCGCGCCCGTGAGCTGCGGCTGGAGTTCCGCAAGCAGGGAAAGATGCCCGTGTCGGATCCGGTCGAGGACGAAGCCGAGGCTTACGAAACCCTCATCACCTGCACCATCGCCCTGGCTGACCGCAAGGGCGAGCGCCCGGTCATCGTGGGTGGCAAGCCCGTCACCTTCACCGAGCAGACCCGCGGCACCGTGCTGCGCGACTTCTACACCGCGCCCAAGCGCACATGGCTGGCCAAGCAGGTGCTGCGCGCGCTGCAGGAACAGGATCGTTTTATCGAGAGCTCCGTGAAGGGCTAAAGGCCTTCGCGGAGCACGAAGCCCAACTCGATTCAAGGCAGCCCGATGGCCACACCCTCCGTCAGCACCTGCAAGGCAAAGCCCGAGGCGGCAGCCAGCCGCCCGAGCTCGAGCCCTTGCCGCTGCCGGTCGGGTCGCGGTTCCTGTGGGATGCGTTCTGCGACCTGCGCCGCGCTCCTGGTGACTTCACCGGGGGCGGCATCAGTCAGCAGGACATCGCCGCCTGGATGTCCAACTATGGGGTACGGCTCAACCCGTGGGAGCTCGACACCCTTCTGTGGCTCGACACCGTCTACCACCCTGTCCATCACCGCGCGGAGTGACGCGGCATGAGCCTGATCGCCGGCAGCAAGGACATCGGCATCACCCTGCACGGGGACACGGCCGCCTTCGATGCGGCCATGCAGCAGGCCGGCCAGAAGGTCGACCAGTTCAAGGAAAAGACCAAGCAGGGCGGCCGCGAGATTGCCGATTCGTGGGACAAGGCGGGCGACTCGCTCGGCAAGCTCTACGCCGGCATGCGTACCGCCTTCATCGGCGGCGGCATTGCGGCAGGGATCATCACCCTGAAGAACGCGGTCGTGCAGATGCACGATGCCATGCTGCAGGCGCAGGTGCAGGTCGACCGACTGCGCAACGGCATCAAGTTCGCCCTCGGCGGTGATGCCGTGGTGCGGGAAATCAACTTCCTGCGTGAAAACACCCGGGCGCTCGGCCTCGAGTTCGAGAGCTCATCGCGCATGTATATGCGCCTGGCCGCGGCCAGCCGCAACACCGCTATCGAGGGCAAGGCCGCCCGCGACATCTTCGTGTCCATCGGGCAGGCCGCCACCGTCATGGGCCTGTCGGTCGAAGAGACTCAGGGCGCGCTGCTGGCCGTCACGCAGATGATTTCCAAGGGCAAGGTGCAGGCCGAAGAACTGCGCGGGCAGCTCGGCGAGCGCCTGCCCGGCGCCTTCCAGATCGCGGCCCGCGCCATGGGCGTGACCACCGGCGAGCTCGACAAGATGCTCGAGCTGGGGCAGGTCATGGCCGAGGACTTCCTGCCCAAGTTCGCTGCGCAGCTGTCGCGCGAGGTCGCGCCGGCGGTGGAGGACGCCAGCCGCTCCATGCAGGCCAGCACCAACCGCCTGTCCAACGAGTTGCAGCGCCTGAAGCAGTCGCTCGCGGAGTCGGGCATCGGCAGCGCCATGGCCCAGCAGCAGAGCATCCTGGCCGACGCCTTTGGCGATGTGGCCGCATCCATGGAGCGGGCCAAGAAAGAGGGCGACGGCTTCACCTTCCAGATGCTGGCCGCCGGCGGTGCCGTGCTGCGCTTCCTGAACCCGTTCAACGCGCTGTCCTACAACTTTCAGGACGTGAACACCAAGCTCGACATCGCCAAGCAGCAGCTGCGCGAGTTCGAGGCCCAGCTGGCGAAGGAGCCCTACAACCAGTTCCTGCACGCCGGCATCAAGGACCTGAAGGAAACCGTGGCGTGGCTCACGCGCGCCAAAGAGGCCAAGGACAAGCTCGCCGGCGACGGTCCTGGCGAGAGTGCCGGCGGCTTCGCCCGCAAGGACCGCGCCGCCTACGACAGCAGCGTCACCGCCGCGCAGAAGACGCTCACCGAGCTCACCCTGAAGGCCTACAACATCAAGCAGAAGGGCCTGGAAGACATCGCCCGGCTGGAGAACGCGGCCCGCATCATCGGGCTGGACTCCAAGACACTGGAAACCCTCAAGCAGAAGCTGGCCGAGGAAGAAGTGCTCCAGAAAGAGCACGGCGACCGCATGAAGTCGCTGCAGGATGCCCGCTTCGCCTACACCAAGGCGCTGGCCGAAAAGCAGGCGGCCATCGAGGTCACGAACAACGCCGAGGCGCTGCGGCAGCTCGAGTTCGCCTACAAGTCCGGCTCCGTGGGCATGGAAGACTACTACGCCCGCAAGTCGGCCCTGCAGCTGGCCGACATCGCCGTCAAGGAGCGGCTGCTCCAGCAGGAGCTCAAGGCCGCCGAAGCCGCGGCGCAGGGCCTGAAGAAGGAAGACGACAAGCTGCGCGCCCTGGAGCGCATCACCAACATCACCACCAAGCTGATCGAGCTCGGCCGCGAGCGGCAGATGCGCGCAC